TTATCAGATGCTGCGGCCATATCTGACATGACCTTACTAATAGAATTAGTAAGTTGTTGTATTTCTCTTAACTCGTCCGCGTTCTGCATCTATTATATGTATTTCTTTAAACTATCAGGTATAGTATATCCTCTAGCTTCCAACTTATCTATATTTTTCTTTAAATCGGATAATGCCTTATCACCATCTATTAAAGCTTGTTGAATAGTTTTATCACCCTTTAATGCCTTTGATAATGTTTTCTTAAATAGCATAGAAAGGATACCTTCTTTCAAATTATGCTTAGATTTAATCTCATTAAAAAGATTTTTATCTTTTTTTGTAATTTTCATAAGTATTCTTATTTGTCCTTCTATAAATATTAGATATAAAAAAAGTGAAGATTATTTCCTAACCTTCACTTTTGATTGTCTTTGTGATTTTTCTTGCGATTCTTGCTCTTTTTTCTTAGCATCTATCAATTGTTGATAGTAGAAGTTTCTGAGATGAACCGGCAATCTATACACATCGGATTGAATGAATCCATTACCATAGTAACATAATTCAAAAATTTGTGTGTGTAATAACTTAGAATAGTTATTCGGAAGGCCAAAAAAACCCTACGCCCATAGGAATCGAGCGCACCTCCTCTTCTCCCGATTCTGGGTCTGTATAATTGAACTCCATTTTCATATCAGGTTGGTTTTCTTTTACAAAATCCCTAAATGCTCTCGTATCTCTAGCTAAAAACTTATTATTAATGAAGTTAACTATTGATTTAGTATCCGATTCACCATCTACTGATTTAATCATATATCTATAACGAGTTGTTAATTCAGATGAAGTACCACTTTTATTAAACTTTTGTAGTGCCTTTACATCAATATCAATTGCCTTTTCATCGCCATGCGTTAAATACTTAAACTCAATCTCATTTTTACCAAATGGAGTAGTAAATTTATAAGTATTTTCTGGATTTAGAGTAGTTATATCAATTTCTTTTGTTTGTACTGTTGATAAATCAACTACAACTTTATGTTTGTTATCAGCCGAATCTACCATCTCAACAGTATACTCTTTACCATATCCCAATAATCGAGTTGCTAACATAATAGCATTTTTATCACCTAAGATAATATCGTCTGGATTCACATTCTTATCAACTATAATAGCTTCAAACAATTTATCCAATACTACACCTTTTTTAATTAGGTTTTGAGATGTTAGGATTTCTTCTTCCCTAGCTGTCATATATTTTATCTCAATTTGGCCGGAAGAAAGTGGATTATCAGAAGGATAACATTTACCTTCAGATGGTAAACTAATCACTTCGGTTGGAAAGTCATGCTTTGTCATATTAAACCTTTATTTGTTTATATATAAATATATAACTTTAAAAAAAAGATAAAAAAAAAGGTTCTCACTAAGAGAACCTTTTCTATTATTAAAATATGTGTTATATTTTAGAATTCCAAAATAGCGTAATCATACGATAACGTTAATTCGATATCAGCGGCATCATTAGAGGAGAAATCTAAATCATTGAAGTTTGCCGATGCAATAAATGCACCTTTTAACTTCCACTGTTCTATCTTATCACCAACAGGCCCTAACATATAGAAATCAATATCCTTTTTGTAGAAATCGGCGTAACCTTTTCTACCAGTTAATGATTCATATCCTAAACGTACCCATTCCATAACTTGTTGTGCTCCAGAAGGAACAATTGGGTCATATAATGAGATTGTTATATCTTGCCACTCACCCTTACCTTGCAATTTGCGGTAAGTATTGATATGGTCTAATTTCACAGTTTCGAAATTGATAGATGGTCTCGCCGCTGTTTTTATTAGGTAAGATTGAATACCATCAATCTCCATAATAAAGCGGTTCTTCATCTTCGGTTCGAAGTTGGTGAACATCATTTCGTTAAATTCTAATACTTCTGCCATTTTTTATTTTTCTCCTTTTATACTAATAAATATTAGTTATTATTATTTTTAGTTTATGCTGAAAAAGCTGCTCCAGTTGGTAAGATGTTGAAATCAATTACAATGAATTCAGCCGTCTTAGCCGGTTGTAAGAAAATTTGTCCAGCAAGTATGTTTCTATCAACTACATCAGGTCCGTTGTTAGATTCATCCATCACTACTTTAAATGCGTACAATCCTTGTCTTTGTTGAATTCCTTCCAAGTAAGGTTGTACAGTGTTGATGAATCTACCTCTTGTCTGAGCGGTATTTTGTTCGAATACTAAGAATCTAGAAGTAGATGCTACGAACTTCTTCACAGTGATTAATAATCTTCTTACGTTGATTCTATCCAATGCTGATGCCTTATCTTGCAAAGTTTTCTGTCCAAATGCTACAATACCTTGTCCAGGGAAAGAAGCGATTGGGTTTACTTTGTTTTCATATAAAGTATCTCTTTCAGAATGTGTTAATCTATTCAATACACTAACTGCTCCTACAATACCACCTCTATTCAAACCAGCAGGTGCGAACCATTCTGCTCCGATAGCGTCATTTGCTGCGAATACAGCCGGCATCAATACTGATGGTGGAACTGAGATTAGTTTGTTAGTATTAGTATCAACAGTCTTAACCCAAGGGTAGTAAGATGCTGCGTAGTTTGTATCTACTGCGGTTGATTGAGTAGTTGCTTCAGCGATTGTAGCATCAACTGCGTTGAAGTCAGAGATGTAAAATGCATCTGAGCGAGCTTCCACTACATCAATTGCTTTTGTAGTTACCGATGGATGATATTGTCTAATAATACCTGGCGTTACCAACATATTAATATCCCACTCATCAACATTTGAAATTGCGTTTAATGCTTTAGTATATGCAACTGCTCCAGTAGCTGTTGCCGATGAACAATCAAACCCTTGTGTGTTTGAACCATCGATATCACTACCCAAATTAATTGCGATTGTTGGAGATTGTCCATCGAATCCACTTTGGAATCCTAATGTGAACTGTCTCTTAACCATATCAGATGAATCTGAACCACTCATTATGTAAGATAGTTGAGAATCAAATCCGAAATCAACATTGTTACCAGCTACCGCTGATGTTGGGATTGGATTTAGATAATTAGCGTTATCACCTTTTACACCAACAGTTTCAAAATCTAAACCAGCGTAATATACTGATGAACCAGCAGTATTGATTGCCGAACCAGTTGTGTAAACAGCGGCAGGTACAATAGTTGCATCAGTAGCGTGTATTGGGTTAGTGTATGCTCCATGTGCGAATGGTGCAGCTGAAACAGGGTATGAACCAGCAGCTTTAACTTCTACTCTTACATACTTAGAGTTATTCAACCAATCACCATTTTCAGTAATCTTACCATTTGAATCGATAGTTAAATATCTATCACCGATTCTTCTAGCGATAAAGTTTGGTGATGATGGGTCTAAGTTTACGTTGTTGAATGTTTCCAATACAACTTTTCTCTTATCAGTATCAGCAAATCCTCTGATAGTTACTGAGAACGTTGAGTAATCAGTTCCACCATCTTCACCAGCTGCTTTTACATTTGAGATAGAAACTTTGAATCTTTTATTTTCGTTAGTACCATATCCTAAAGTATGGAAACGGAATAGTTCACTTCTCTCACCAGAAATCAATTGTGATTTCACATATGGTGTAGTTGCTACACTTGCTCCTCCAAATATTTGAGTTGGTAATGCTTCAGCGGATACTCCTAATGAATAATCGGTAGATGCTGCTAAATTCTCAAAGTAAGAATAAACATATCCATCTTTTGAACCAAATGGTGATTCACCAAATACATCACTAACATCATTAGTTGCTGATGGTAGTAAAGATGATGATACTTGTCCAATACCACTTCCACTAACCACAAACGAACCAGATGTTGTTCCACTATTTACAACAAATGTACCAAATCCAACTTCTTCATCACCAGCGTTTGTTGAATGAATAGTTGAAATTAATTTACCATCTGCTACTAAACCAATAGGTGTTACTTGAGAGTAACCACCCTCATTCATTACTCTAACAATTGTTACAGTACCAGCTTCTCTAAGATAGTTTTGTACTGCATATTCTGTATAGTAAGTTCCATCAGGTTTACCAAATTTATCCTCAAATTCTGATTGAGTTCTAATAATTGTTGGAACGAAAGCAGGTCCTTGTTTGAAAGGTCCTACGAATGCTGCTCCGATTTCTCCGATACCTTGAGCCAAAAACGATAAATCGTTTTCTCTTGTGAATACTCCAGGTGATACAATTCTTTCTGCCATATTTTATTTCTCCAATAAGTTTATTTTGATTTTATACCAAATACACATATAAATATAACCAAAAAACTCAAAAGAGTAAATTGGTTATATTCATAAGTGTTTTTTTTACTTATTTAATAAAAGTTTTACCATTTCCTTCAATTCATCAATCTCTTTTTGCTGAGCTTTAACAATTTCGGATTGTTCTTTAATACCTTCTACTAATAATGGTACTAATCTATCGTATTTAAGAGTTAAGTAATCTTCACCAGATGTAGAGAACATATTACCATCCTCATCGAAATCAGTATCAAATGGTGCTGAATGAACAACCTCAGGTAATACTTCTTTCACTTGCTGAGCTGATAAACCTATTTGTTGTTTATCATCTTCATATCCAACCGATTTTGCTAACTCATTATTCACATAATAGAAAGCATCTAATTTAGAAATCTTATCTAATGCGTTTTCAATTACACCAGTCTTTTTCTTCAACCTTTCATCGGAGTAGAATGCGATAATATCCTGCGTTACTCTCAATTCCCGAGTCATATAGATTTGAGAATTGTTAACTTCTAATCTTTCAGTACCACCAGTTACAACTCTCCATTGGTCAGCCGCATGGAACTGCATATAGGTATTAGTATCGCCTCTATGGTAGATATAATCATTAATTTGCATATTTGCCAATAATGATGTACTATCTGGCCGTAGATAATAACCGGTGTTATTGTAATCATAGAATCTATCAGCGTACACACTTCCTTTAGATGATACATTACCATTTGAACCATCTAACCAAACTCTAGCATCACCATCAGCTGCTACATAGAATCCCCATCCACTTTCACCAGTAAATCCGATAAAACTAGCACCAGCTCCAGCATAACCAACACCATACATATTTGATAATGTTGTTTCGGCTGGGTTATATGATGAACCGATAGTATAAATTGGATTAGAACGAGTATAGTTATCACCAACTGAGTTGTATGAACCAACTAAGTGTCCAACGTTGTGCCCACTTCTCGTATAATAATTAGAGTTTATAGTAGCAGTTCTAATTGTGTTAAAATTAGATGTACTAGCCGCATCCACATAATATCCAGTATTATCTCTATCGTAGATAAAGTTAACCTGAAGTGTACCATTGATGTAAGTTGTTCCACCCACATACCAGTTTATGTATGTTCCGCTTCCACTCCTAGCATCTAAGTGTAGGTTACCATTTGTTGTAGCAACTGATGCTTCATTACTATATCTACCATTTGTACCAACAGCAAGATATCTTCCCCATGAAGTATTTGGTCCGAATAATATTCCTTGTCTTACACGTCCTGAATAAGTACCTGTACTATTAGGGTCTAAGTAGTATCCCGTATCATTACTATCGTAATAAATACCAGCATACATTGCTCCACCATTACCATCGTTGATATCAAGAATAGGAATAGTTCTCCAAGCGTTTGGTGAACCACCCCACTGCTGTCTAAATCGTAGGTTTCCAATTGGACCACCAACCATTTGCCATCCGTAACGAGTTGAACCATTAGTATAGTGTAGTGCTTGAGTACCAACCCAGTGAGATGTACCCGATGGTTGGTTACCTGGATTTGACCAAGAATCAATGAAACCAGAACCCCAATTGAATACAGTGTTCATATCTAAGGTACCCCATCCCATTGAACCTACCCAATAGTTAGTATCACTCGTAAAGTTTGGCCTTCTCATATAAGTACTCGCACTACTATGAGGTGAACCTGCGTTTCCTAATTGTGCCCTAGTCCTATCGTTAACACCTTCAAACCTAGTAGAGTTAACACTAGCTCCATTAAAGTAATAACCAGTGTTATTTCTATCATAGAAGATATCTGAGCGAGTATCGTTTAAATCTGCTCTATTGAATCGAGATGTAGATGCAAAATCACCATAATAACCAGTATTATTCCGGTCATAGTAAATGTTTGCTCTCATATCGTTAAAGTACGATGTGGAAGCAGGATTTGCGTAATATCCAGTATTATCCCGGTCGTAGAATAACCCTGCTCTAATATCAGATGGTGTTTCAATACGATTATAGAAGTACCAAGAACTTCTATCGGTTTGCATATGGAAATGGGATGTATTTCTAGAACCCATTTTACCCCAACCAGTTGATGATTGGAATTTTACATCAGTATTAGCTTCACCCTCAATATATGGATATCTTTGGTCAGTTTCTTGATGTACATACCGAGTACCACTATGGAAATGTAATCTACCTAAAGTTTGTTCTGCTTTATATAGTTTTAACCCACAATATCTAGTTACAGCCGTACTATTACCAGCATAGTTAAATAAGAATAAAGGTCTGATATATTCAGTTCCAGAGGTAAATCCGTTTCCACCATTTCCACCAATTCTACCACTTACTTTATACCAACCACTATTTCTAGTGTTAGAATCAAATTCTACATAAGATGCTCCCCAATATCTATTGGTATTACCAAAGTAGGATTTGGAAGCGTTATATGCAGAACCTCCCATATATAATGCACAACTACTATCATTACCAGCAACATATCTTACCCATACCTCAAATATGTATTGAGAATTAGCGTCAATTTTAATGTAATCTGGGTGAGTTGGATAATGCTGTCCATTTACTTCGAAACAACCTGCCGCAGGTGCAGTTGGGTCATCAACTTTAGTAATTCTTGAACTTGCACTTCCACCAACCGCAACTCCAACTTCAGCAGAAGTCATATCATCGGTAATGTTGAAGAATGAACCATTATCTACATTACGAGTGTAGTTTTGAATAGAATTACCAGTCAATACAGGTGAACCACCAACGTTTAATGCGTTAAAGTTCGATGTACCATTAGGGTCAGCATAATATCCAGTATTATTTGTATCATAGAATATTGGTGCTCTATGTGAACCAGCAGCATAAGTGTTACCACTCATATCCAACTGCCATCTATTTGCAGATGCACTCCAACCACCAATACGAAGAACGTTATCGGAATCAAGACCCATATTCACAGCATAGTATCCACCTCTATGGAACGACATAAATGCCGAGTTACCACCAGTTGAATACGCCTGAAGTGGAGGTGAACTTAATCCACCAGATGTTGCACCTTTATTACTTCTAAAGTAAAATTCGTTATAGGATTCACCACCATTTACGTTAATTCTATCTAATCTAGAAGTAGAGTTAGGATTTAAATAATATGCGGTATTATTTGTATCATAAAATAGTTGTGCTCTGAATGAATTTTCAGTATATACGTTTCTATCGTTGGAAATCCACATAATAGATACGTTGTTACCACTACTCCAACCTCTACCAATACCATAGTGAGGATTGGTGTTGTTTGCAGAATATCCAAAGTATAATCCAGTTGCGTTTGTAGCAGCCGTACCAATTACCCAATGTTTAAAGTTACCCGAAGATGCATTTGCACCATCGTAACCAACAAATCTAAGGGTTGGTCCATGATTACTATTACTAATCTCAGAGGACATTAAGTTTAACTGAGGATATTGTCCTTTAATAGTTAAATCAGGTCTACGAGTCTCTTGAACTACACCATTATATAAGTTACTTTCATCACCAATGTGTAATCTATACGTTGCACGCATCTCATTGAAACGAGATGTACTCCGTGGGTCAGTATAGTAATTGGTATCATTGTTATCATATACAATCGGTGTACGAAGTTGAGAGAATGCGTAAACAATACCATTAGTATCTACTCTAAATCTTTCAGAAGATGAACCATTCCATACTCTGAATCTCCGATTTGAGTAGTAGTTTACATAAATATCATTTCCATTATATGCATCGATATGGAAGTTTCCACCCATATAAATTCTACCATTTCCGTTAACCGAAGTTAGGGTTGAACCATTTTCAATTTGAACACTACCCATTCTACCATTTCTGAATCTGAAATCACCTTGCGAACTACCAAAGTAGTATGCGGTATTTTCTCTATCGTAGA